AAGCTGGCGCGAAGCATCAGCCAGGAGAAGTGGCTCGAGTTGGTAAAGTGTAATCCATGCCTAACGGCAAAGATGCCCCCAGATCGTGATCTAATTAAGTTGGACGAGCAAAGATTCACAAACGCAACGGTATGGTGGGTGGGCGCTGGATCGGACGCGAATCTTTCCAGCCGATCTGCAGGTCTAGTCTTTGCAGACGAGATCGATAAGTTTCCTGATTGGGGAGAGAAGGAAGCGCCGCCTCTTCAGTTGGTGGGGGCTAGGATGGAATCTTTTGCCGATTGGTTATTTGTTATGGCATCGACCCCCACTCTAGATCGTGGCGTAAATGTCTGGACTGAATACAAGCGCGGTGACCAACGCGTCTACATGGTTCCATGCCCGTTTTGTAAACATCAGATAGAATTAGGGTGGGAGGGGATTAAGTACGATGAAACCGCTTTTGATGCTGAGACTGCCACGTGGGATTTTGATCGGGTGGCCGAGTCTACGCGATACGAGTGTCCAGGGTGCAGGGAACTAATAGGACACGAACACAAGGCTGCTATGCTCACTGCGGGCCATTGGAAGCCCACCGCTTTGGGGGAGCCGGGCCGACGTTCTTACCATCTTAATTCACTTTACTCTCCCTTTAAGCGCTGGGGCGAGCTAGCCACCCGTTTCCTGCAGGATCGCGACAGCCCACGTGGCCTGCACTATTTTGTAAACAGCTACCTAGCACGGCCGTGGTCCCCATCTGCCACCACGGTTAAAGCAAGTAACGTCGACGACGTTATCACCAGCTCACCCGAATATATTATCGGCGAAATTCCAAGGGAACCCGACGCCATGTTTATGACGGTGGACGTACAGCAAACAGAACTCTGGTGGCTTATTCGCGCATCAGGAATAGTCAACGGCAAGAGATGGTCGGCCATGGTCGACTACGGATCCTGCGTTGGTTGGGATGCGATATTGGCCAAGTTTAACGAAAAATATCCCGTTAAAGATTGCCCAGGTAAACTTATCCAGTGCCATGGCGGCCTAGTGGATTCTGGGTATGCCGCCCGTCGCACCGGGGGTGTGTACGAGTTTGTCTTGAACTCAGGAGGAAAATTCTGGGCATCTAAAGGCAGGGGAGCATCTACGGGTATGCGCGCCAGCGTCATCCGCCAGGTGATCGAGCACCGCGGCCGGGCGGTGAGATTGGTTCAGTACGACGACAACGTCTGGAAAGAACGTCTCTACATCAACAAGATCAAAGACCGCGACACAAAGGATTGGTGGCTCCCTAGGAATACTGGACGCGACTACATCGCTCAGCTCACCGCAGAACGGCTGGTCGAACGTCGAATGAAATTTGGCCATAAAGAACTTGCGTGGGAAGTCGTAGGAGGGAACCACCTCGGAGATACCGAAAAAATGTCCCTCATTATGATCGAGACAATGATCCGCGACGCTGAACCTCTTCCTGCCCAGCCCGTACCCGTCCCAGCATGAAGTTTAGAAACTTAATTGGGTACGTTGACAAACTGCTAGGGAGAATGGCCGCCCTTTCCCGCAGATTGATACGGGCAGTCGCCACCGATTACTTGGCTCAAGCCAGCGGGGTGACTGCTTCCGCCCTGGTATCGCTCGCAGCGGATCGCCGCACCGCTATGACAGGCGCCGCGTCAGGCAGGGCGCTGGTAGGATCTTCAGCCGGTGGCCAATCCGCCTCCTTTCAAATCGATCTCAAACCCACCGATCGCGTCGAACTCTTTCAAAGCGCCATCGATTACCTAGGCGGCATCACCCTCACCCGTACCGCAGCGGACTTCACGTTCGTGATTGATAGCTAATATGGCCAACGTCTCCCTAGTTCGTCGGATTGGCGCAGGCATTAAAAGCTTCAGCGCAGGATTCGGCTCCGGCATCAGTACGTTCCAGCCTTACGAGGCGGCAGGATTCTCCCGCAAACGCCCAGTCATTTACGGTGCACACGCTCGCGATTCGTCACTGGATTTAAGCGAATGGACGCGAACGGAACTTCTTAAACTTGCCCGACACATGTATCGGAACGTCGGCCTGATTAAAGGCGCTGTAGACTCAATCGCCGCCTACTCCGTCGGCCCTGGACTGCGCCCACAATATCGCGGCACCGATACAGAGTTTGGCAAGCTGGCCGAGCAGTATTGGCGGGACGTGGTGGCGCCTAACCCAGAAGTCACGGGCCGGATGACTTGGACGGATCTACTCTTAGCACTCAGCCGATCGATCGACGTAGACGGCGATGTCTTTGTAATAATGACCGACAAAGGAAAATTACAAGTCGTTGAAGGTCACAGAGTTTGCGAGGGTGATAACTACGAATCTACCGACGGCGTTTTTCTCGGCAAGATGGGCGAGCCCACCGCCTACCTGTTAGAACTCGGCGACACGTACCGCAAAATTAATTCCGATCTCGTAATTCATCTAATGGAAATGGAGCGACCCGATCAGATCCGTGGCGGATCTAACTTAGCCCGCGCACTCAATCACGTACGTGATCTGAAACTTCTGGGCGAGTTTGAAAAAGACGCGCTCAAGTTGCAGGGATCAATCGCCGCCGTCATCACGTCTAACGAAGGCGACGCCCTTGCCAACAGCGGCGGATTCTTTGGTAACATCCAACCCGCCGACACAGGCGATACCAGCATCGCCCGCGAACAGATCACCAGCTCCGCCACCATCCCGCGACTCGCACCTGGGGAAAAGATCGAGATGGTCGCACCCAACCGGCCGAACAACGGATTCGAACCTTTCGCAAAATTCCTAATCCGCGACGTGGCTATGGGATTAGGTCTGCCGATCGAGTTTGTTTACGACCCAGCCAGCGTCGGTGGGGCAGGGATGCGATTCATCGTGGCCAAGGCACAGCGCCGTTTTGAACAACGCCAGCGCCTTTTAGTTGATCGATTCTGCAACAGGTCATGGGCGTACTTTATCGGCCGGGCGATCGCTAATGGGGATCTACCACTGGCAGAAGATTATCGGAAAGTAAGCTGGCAGACTCCGAAGTCCTTGACCGTGGACGCAGGTCGAGAAACACAACAAGCGCGCGAAGACTATAAGGCGGGCCTATCTAGCCTACAGGATTATTTTGGAGAGCTTGGTCTGGATTGGGAAGAGCAAGTCTTGCAGATGAACAAAGAAAAGCAGTTCATCGCCGCACTCACACCGGCGGCCGCGCCGATCACCTCCGCCCCAGACGAAGCGCCGATCCCGGAGGAACCACAGGCCGACGCCACTGCCACCGATACCACCACCCCTAACGATATCATCACCGATCCGAACGAGGTTAAGCCCGGCCCCAGCAGCGTGCCCGAGCAGCTCGCCGCCCCATCCTTTATCATGGCCGACGATGCACCCGATTTTAACCTTAGCGCTAAGGAGCTAAACATGATCGTCCGCGCCTTGGGCATCGGCCAAGCCCAGCCCAAAACAAAGAAAAAAAAGTAGTTGCTACAGCCTGCGCTAGGAGCAGGCTTAAAGGGTGAGCCGGATATCCTTCGATCCTATTGACGACCAGTTTATTGACGACCAGCCACAGCCTGCGGCCGCCACCCAATACTATAACGACGGCGTGGTCATGGTCACACGTCAGCTTATTATCCTGGGGCCGCCCTATAACCAGACCTATCCCATCGCCAACCTGCAGGGCGTCCGTTGCGCTGAAGATACCACGGGCATATTCGGCCGCGTGTTGTGGATGTTCCTTAGCGGATTCGGAATCCTTTTTGGATTTGTTATGATGCTGCAAGTAAATAGCCCAGTTATGGGCGCGTTTTTTATCTGCGCCTCACTTGCCATTCTTTACAAATGCATCCGCGCTTTTGGCAACTGGTACGTCGAACTAATGCTGGGCGGTTTAAATAATCAAACCCTAGCCATGAAGAAAAAAGAGGGCGCTGAGAATCTTGCTTATTGTATTCGTAAAGCCATGGAGGATCTACACACCCCCCAAGATCCCGGCCAACCCGTCCCCTACCAGCCAGTCTTTCCAGACCCCGTCCTCACCCGTAACTAATTTGACATCCGTTGGCCGAGTATGGCCAACAAACTCCCGTCCGTTTCCATTCTCACCGTAGGCGAGGCCAAGGGCCATAACCTACTCATCGACCAAACCTCCCTCGAACAAGCGCTCGCCGTAGCGCAGAGCATGAAGCGGATAAAGGTGACGATGGGCCACGGCGCCCAGGTCGACGGCATCCTCGGCTACATCGACAGCTTTGTGATTAAGGGCGATCGGCTCATGGGCGATCTCACCCTCTTCAGCACCACCCAAGCCCAGTTCGTCCAGCAGCTCGCCAAGGAACTGCCCGAAGGCTTTGGCCTATCCCTCACGTTCAGCGGCGTACCCGCCGAGATGGGCGGGAATCGGTACGCCAGGGTAGATGAGATATTTGATATTTCCGTAGTTTCCACGCCCGCCGCAAACAGCGCGGGGTTGTTCAGCGCCTTCACCGCAGTTGACATCAAAAATCTACAAATGGAAACATCGCCAGTAGTCGAAAAAATTGAAGCGGCCCCCGTGGTCGAAATCATCGCCACCCCCGAAGTTGCGCCCGTCGTCGCCGCCTTGGCAGAAGTGCCCGCCGCCACGCCTAACGCGCCCGTCGAAACCAAAGCCGCTGAGCCCACCTTGGCCGATGTTGTCGCCATGCTCACCTCTGACAGGGCCCAGCTCACCGAGATTCTCAGCCTATTAAAAGCCGATGCAGTGGCGGATGTTACTGAACAGCCCGCCATGGATATGACCAAAAAAGAAGGCTACGACATGGCCGCCGTCATCGATCAAAAAAACGTCGTCACTTTAGAAAAAGCGAAGACCGATTCTGCAGGTGCAGAACCGATCCCCGCTGAATCCGCCCAGCCCGTCGGCCGCGGTGAGATCCTTAATCAATTCAACCAGTGTAAGCCCAAATCCCCTGAACGGATAAAGCTTATGCGCAAATTAGGTCTCTAAGACCTAAAGAAAAAAGGAACAAACCACCATGGCCAATACACTCGGAACAACCAATGCAAACGTAATCGCTCAGAGGGCGCTTGAGATCCTCGTAGCCGATTATTCGTTTTTACGTTCGGGAGTCACAGATTTTTCGGACGAAGCAGCCAAGTACGGCGCCTCTGTCTTCACGTCCCGTCTCAGCGCGCTCACCGCTGCTAACTACAGCCAGAGCACCGGCTACGCGGCCGCCGCTGTCACACAAACCGACGTGTCGATCACGTTGGATAAGTTCAAGCACGTTTCCTACTCGGTCGACGACCAAGAACGCACCAGCTCGAACGTGAACTTGATCGAGCGTTTCGCAGGTGCGGCCGCTCACGCGATCGGGTTGCAGATGGTGGGCGATTTGCTCACCCTCGTCACCTCGGCCACCTTCACCTCCGCCCTCACAGTTGCTTCCACCGCGTTTAATTATCGCTCGGTGGTGTCTGCAGGTGCAGAGCTCAACAGGCTGAACTCGCCCGTCAACGGTCGGTACTGCGTGTTGGCGCCTTTGTACTACGGTGCGCTGATGAATGATACCACAGTCGTGGCGAATCCTCAGATCACTGGGGACATCGTTCGCGGTGGTGGGATTGGCAAAGTTGCTGGGTTCGATGTGAACCAGTACAGCGCAATTCCAAGCAACGGAATAACTTTAGGCGGTTTTTTCGCCCAACAGGAAGCGTTGCTCATCGCAGCCCGCGTGCCCGAAGTGCCCACCGGCGTTCCGATCCCTGGAGATATCTCCATCGTGACGGAACCCCGCACGGGACTTTCGATCCAAGTGCGCGAGAGCTATAACGTGGTTTTGGGAACCCTTCAACGCACATTCGCGCTAATTTACGGCGTGAAAGCGGGAGAGCCCAACAGTCTCGTACGTATCAACGGAGCCTAAGTCACTCGGAACGGGCGGTGGTCCACTCGGATCACCGCCCCTTCCACCTAAAGAAATCCTCATTCAATGTCTGAATTTACCGAAGCACTCAAAGAATCGCTCGCCGTTTTGCACGGGCAAACAGGCACCACCGTCACCATCGGATCTACCGCCGTCACCGGCATCCTTTCCACCATCACCCGCAAAGAGAACGTCGAACTAGGCGGATTCGATCTCGATCTCAATACCACCTTCACCATCGACGTCTCCTTACTAGCCACCGCCCCGACCATCGGATCTGTCCTGGTGGCGAACTCTGTCTCATACCGCATCGTCACCGTCGACACCTCAGTCGGCTCCTACCTCCTCGGCCTTAGAGAAAAGTAACCTCGTTATGGCACCCCGAAATCCTCCTAAAATATCGATCTACTTTATCGCAGGCCACGAGGCCCAGTTCATCGGTAGGGCGTTGGCCGCCTTTAAACCATTCTGTAGCGAGATCATCGTGGCACTCGCCCAGGGTAACCGGCCGGACGACGGCACCCGCGAGATCGCTGAGAAAGCGGGAGCCACCGTCATCACTTACCATAACTCCGGCTCGGCCGCGGACTGGCCCCACGTCGATAATTTTGCCCATGCCCGTAACTGCGCACTCAATGCGTGTACTGGCGACTACGCCGTCTGGTTTGATTGCGACGATCTACCCGCCACAGACCTCGATAAATGCTTCAGGAGGGCCGTAGAAGCGTTTGAAAAAGATTCGGCCTTGGGGATCTATGCAGGCGTCTACGCCGTTTTAAACGCCAAACTCAACCCAGTAAGGGAGCGGATGGTGAAACGCCTGCCGGGTGGCGGCTGGTCCGGCACTTGGAACTACGCCGTCCATGAAGCACTCCTGCCCATCGCTGGCTTTAAATCCATAGGGGAACAGAACGTCTGGTGCGAACACCACTGCGGCGGGTACAAACCCAACAGCGCAGATCGCAACCTCCGCATCCTCGGCGGCGAACTAAGCCAAGCGGGCAAGTACGCCTACTACTACCAGCAGGAACTATTTTTAGGGAACAAGCGCAACGAGAGCGGAGTCTGGTCCCGCGTCGCCGCCTACTGGCCCAAGCAGGAACCCACCCTGCAATACGAAGCCATGTGCAACTATGCGGCCGCCCACCCCGATCGCGATACCCGCATGCGGCTTTACGGTGAGGCGCACCAGCTCCAGCCCGGCCGCAGAGAGGCGCTTTATTACATCGCCCGCGAGGAAGCATCCGTAGGCAGGTGGGGAGCCGTGTACTACATGCTGAAGGCGGCTATGGTTCAGCCCGATCCGGGCATCTCGATTTGGAACTGCCAGCGCTCGATCTACGACTTCGAGTGCATCGATCTTTATCTAGCGGCCGCCCGCATGACGGGCGACATGGCCGAGGTGGAAAAGATCACAACCTCTTGGCGTAAGCAGTGCCCCGTTAAAATTTCAATCCTTCACGCCACCCGCGGCCGACCACAGGAAGCCATCAACGCCCGCGTCCTCTGGATGAAAAAAGCATCTAACCCGCAGAACATAGAATGGATCTTCTCCTGCGATAACGACGACCCCACCGCCGCCGTCCTTAAACCTTGGAACCCCATCATGGGCGAGGGGAGCTGCGTAGCCGCATGGAATAGGGCCGCCGATAAGGCCCAGGGCGAGATCCTTATTCAAGCTAGCGACGATTGGGACCCACCCCTCTACTGGGACACCATCATTACCGAACGCCTGGGCGATCTGAGCCAACCGAAGGTACTAGCGATCTCCGACGGGCACCGCACCGACGACCTCCTTTGCATGGCCATTTTAACAAAAGCTCGGCTTATCCAGCAGAGCTCACTTTTTGCGAATGAATACGACGCCTGCTCAGGCATCTTTAGCGATAACGAGTTTAGCCACCGGGCAAAAAAAGACGGCGTCATAGTCGATGCCAAGGACGTCGTCTTCACCCACAATAACCCGCTTTTTACGGGTGCAGTGCAGGACGAGGAATTTAAAAAGCATAACGCAAAAGAAAACTACGTCCTCGGCGAAAAGATATTCAAGGAGCGTAACCCGTGATCCACACCCACAACGGCCTGCGCCTTGGGGACAATCTCATCCAGTTAAACTTCCTCCGCCGTCTTTGCTTAGCCAATCCAGAACTAGAAATCACCCACTACTACAATCCAGCACTCTGCAAAATGGAAGAGATCGATGCAATGCGTAGCGATATCTCCTTGCGCTTGCGCTTAAAAACAATCGACCAAGCACCAGCGGAAAGCATTGATTCTTGGCGTAATGCAGGCGGGTACTGGGAACGTCATCCAGAAAAATTAAACTTTGCCCAATTCCATCTCGATTGGTTTGCGGAACTTTCCAGCAGGATGGGGGTAAAAAATCCGATCACCACCTTAAGCAATCTGCTTTTTGATTATCCCGCCCTGGATTCTTTTATCTCAATGGCTCCTGACTTTGATGCCGTCGTCATCAATTCGCCAGGGCTTTCTGGTCAGTTTCAAAACTTTAACCCTGAACATTTCCGCACCCTTGTATCTAGGCTAGTTGCCAAAGGGCATCGCGTTATTACAACCGAACCCACTGCCTTATGCCCCGCATTCGACG